TCATCTGGCTCCTTCATGGAATTGAAATCGCGCCACGATCCGACGCTGCCATGGCGCGCTCAGCGGGCTTTCGACGACCCCATGGCCGCGATAGGCATGCACAAAACTCGGTGCGCGGCCGACCGACGACGCGATCCCGAGATGCTTGGCCACCGAGCCCGCGCGCATTCGAAACAGGAGTACCTCTCCGGGCTGCGGAGCACCGTTCACTTCCCGCATCTGCGCTCGCAATCCACGCCAAAGCTGTTCGTCACGGCCCGGCTCGGCCCAGTCGGGCGTGTAAACCGGCACCGCATCTGGCTCGCATCCGTAGAGGACGCGCCAAATCCCGCGCAACAGTCCCAGACAGTCTGAACCCACACGTGGGCACGAACCCTGATGAAGGTAGGGCGTGCCAATCCAGCCCCGCGCGATCTCGACCACGCGAGGACCCAACGCATGCCCATCGCTCACTCGAAAAGGCTCCCGCCATCATTCGCACCGCTCTGAACCGGATAAGACACCAACCAGTCCTCGCCCGGGACATGTGGAAAGCCTCGGAAATTGAGGAAATTGTCGAATTTAGAACGACAAGTCGCGGCTCGCTTATCGCATCCAGCCTCAAGCCGAACCCTATCGCCCGTGATGATCTCCGCTCCGATCCGCTGCCACAGTTCGATCTCCCGCGCGCCGCCGCGAACCATGCGATCTGCCTTGATGACCCCAGAAAGCCCTGCCGCCGTTCCGGTCAACACACGAAACCGGCCTTTCTCGAACCAGCGCGGCTCGAAACCGGCCAAAGTATCGAAGCGAAAAAGCACCGAGTCTTCGGCAATATCCACGCTGCCTTCATGAAAATACCCGGGCTCGTTCAGATCGAAGCGGCATTTGCCGTCCCCAAGCACCGCCGCGCATCGCGGATGGTAGATCCGCCCACGCTCCAGCCCCAACGGCTCGCTAAGCCCGCGCAGTTCAGCCGTGAACGCCCCCGCAGACCTGGTGATCTCGCCCAGATGGCCACGAAACAGAAGCGCGCGCTGTAACACGTCGGCCCAGTTCACCAGCCAGACCCGGACCTCCGCCCCGTCATAGCGACCGGCGAGGATTTCCGCCTCCGAAATCGCATCAGAACTCAATGCGCCATAGACTTCGCTATTGTCGACCGCGAGCCCGGTTCCCTGAGCCACCGCCTTCGCCGTCATCCCGCTGTCAGGCTCGAAGGCGATCCCATCGAAACTCAGCCCGCCATCGTGATCGGTGAAACCTAGTGTGAGCCCATCGCGGCGGGTCACCGCCCATGCCCGCGCGACTGTCGTCGCACCCGTGTCGAAATGGGCGCGAAATTCCTCCGAATAGCTCATCAGATCCGCACCTCCACGACCGGCACCTGCGGCATATCCCCCGCCTGGAAACTCTGCACAGAGACCTGAATCGCATCGGTATCGAAGCGCACAGGCACATCGAATTCAAACCCGGCAGTGATCGGCGCGCCGGCGGCGGGGGCCGAGAAGAACCCGATCGTTCCGGTCGCGAGATTGACCTCCCAATCCACCGCCTCGGCCTGATAGCCGCCCTGAACGCCGAGTTTCACCGTCCCCGCGACAGGCTTGGCGATGGGGCGGCGATATTCGACACCGCCCGAAACATAGGCTTTCGAAAGCTGGAACTGCGTCGTCACTCCGTCGCCATGCCCGATCAACTGATCCTCGTAATCGACGATCTTAGACGGCGCGCAACTCTTGTAATCCGCCCAGTCCTTCCAACGAAACGCGTGCAGCTGACCACTTCGCGCCTCGAAAAACGCCAGCAACCGCTCCACATCGTCGAGAGAGCGCAACCCCACCCCCGCGTCATAGCGTCTGCGCGAATGGGACCACGGGCTGTTGCGCTCCTCGAACCCATTGGTCAGCGTTACGATCTCCGTGCGCCTTTCTGGCCCGCCCACCGAACCGAAGCTCAGGTTGGCGGGAAATCTCACCTCGTGAAAAGCCATCTCTCCCTCCTCAGCGATTGCGATCGCCGCGTGCCAGCGCGCGGTTGATCTGTGCCGCAACCTGACTGGAGCTGCGCTGGAAACTCGCAACATCCGGAGTCGAGACATTCATCACGACATTGACCGCTCGCCCGCCACCCTGCGCGACGACCCCGAGCCGTCCATCGGCACCGCGGGTCAGCGGCATGATCGCCTCCGGCCCAGCCTCTCCCATCAACCCGGTCGCCCCGCGCATCGGAAAACTCGTCGGGCTACTGACGACACCGCCCTTCGCGAAAGGCATCACGCGACCTTGCGAGAACGCCGCCCCATCAGCAAAGGGAAACATGCCGCTCACCAGACCGTTAAGCCCCGAAGCCAGCGCCCCGCCAAGCGCCTGCTGCACCGGCTTCATCGCCACGTTGTAAACGCTGTCGGCCATGCTCTGAGCAACTTGGCGCAAGGCGTCCGACAGCCGCATCCCGTCGAACACCACCCCGTCGAAAGCCCGCCGCAATCCCGATCCAAACGAAGTACTCAGGCTCGTCACCTCGCGACCTGTGAAAACAAGGCTCTCTCGCATCGCCGCCAGTTCCTGATTGAAGACCTCCGCAACAGCCACCGCGCCACCGAGTGATCGTTCCAACTCGATCGCCTGCTGGCTCAACCCGTCGATTCCGTCCGAGTCCGTCATCTTTCACTCCTTTGATTGCCCATCGAGCCATCGGGAAAACGCGCGATCAGCTCCTCGAGCCGTCCGCGTCCCATCGGCGGAGCGCCCGTCGCGCCCTCGCCCAGCATCAACGCAAGCTCCGCCGGGGTCAGCGCCCAGAACTCCGCCGGACGCAGCCCAAGACGATGCAGCCCCGCCCGCATCAGCCCCGGCCAGTCGAGCGCCTCACTCACGCCGCGCCCTCGCCCGGAACCGAAAACGCCCGCGCCAGCAATTCCGCGGCCTTGCGAGCGGCACCCATTGGCCCGCCGCCGATCTCGACCGTTCCGAGATCCCCGACCCGGCCTTGCCATCCCCCGCCGCGCAAACCAGCGACAATCACCGCCAGCACGTCGCGGCTCGCAAAGCGCCCCGCCTCGAACCGCTCCACCAGCGCAATCATGCCGCCAGTCTCGCCAATCTCCGCCTCAAGCTCCGCCAGCGCAGCCAGCGTCAGCTTCGCCACATGCCGCTGCCCGTCGAGCGTGATCTCGACCTCACCTGCCCAGGGGTTCGCCATCACTCACCTCAGATCGCCGTGAAGCTCAGCGCGCCGGCCGAGGCCATCGCGATCTCGTAGCTTGCCTCGCCGTCATGGGCGCCCGCATAGTCGATCGAGGTGATCATGAAGGGGCCCTGCACGATACCGAAATCTGGAATGATCACCTGGAACTCCGGTACCTCTCCATCGAAGAAGATCTGTCGTGCACGTTCGTCCGTGCCCGCGTCCTTGAAGACCCCCGAGCCCGAGATCTGTGCCGAACGCACCCCTGCACCGCCCAGCAGTTCGCGCCAGCGGCCTTCGCTTTCGAGCGAGGTCACATCGACCGTCTCGGCATTGAAGGTGATGCGAGTGGCACGCAGCCCCGCTATGGTCTCGAAAGTCTGGTCCCCGTTCAGGTCCAGTTTGATCAGAAGATCCTTGCCGTTCTGCGCCGCCATGGCCTTTTCTCCGATTTTGGATAGTTTGTTTCCGACTGAGCAACAATCGCCCGGCCGAAATGTTGAAAAAGTGAAAGTCTTGTCAGGCCTCGACCCGCGCCCGGAAGGTCAGATCGAGCCTGCGCGAGGTGCCCTTGTCGACGCGCCGCGCCTTGGCCTTGAGAAACCACAGCCCCACGACATGGCCCCGCGACAGCGCCAGCGGTGCGCTCAGGAGCGCGTCCGAAATCGCCTCGCCAACCTGTTTCGCCGCCTGAAACCCGGCCAGATCGCTGACCACCGAGACGATGAAATCATGCACCGCGCCGTCGCCCGTCATGTCCGAGGCATCGCGCGCATCTTCCGGCCCGAGGCTCACATAAGTCCCGCTGACCGTGCCCGCGGGGGCCGCGTCATAGACGGCGCCTCCCAACAGCGCGGTAAGCGCCGCATCGCCCTGCAGCCTTGTATAGACCGCCGCCTGAAGCGCGGCTCCGATCGCGTAGCTCATGCCACCACCTCCTCACGCGCGAAACAGGTCAGGTAATGCGCCCCCGCATCGGCCTCTGCGACCGCGAGGATGCGAAACACCCGCGTGCCCTCGCGAAAACGCTGCTCGGGGCGCGGCCTGCGCGGCGAACCCTCGAGCGCGGCGCGCACCGTGATCTTCCAGGGCACCGAGGCGAGCGTGACGAACTCGCCCGCGCGCTCCACCCCGGTGCCCGGTTTCATCTGCGCCCAGAGCACGCCTAGCTCGGACCAGACCTCGATGAAGCCGCCCGCGCCGTCCGGCACCCGATCGGGCGCCTCCAGCACCAGCTGTCGATTGAGGACCGGAACCTTCATCCCCGGCCTCCCAGCATCCGCACGGTGCGCCAGCGCTCGATCAGCGCGGCCACGCCGAAGGGCATCGCATCGCCCTCGCCCGCACCCTCATGGCGCAGCTCGTAATATTGCGCGGCGAGCAGAAAGGCCGCCTGCGCCAGATCGACCGGCAGATCGGACCAGCTCGGTCCGAACCCGGCTCGGAACCGGATCTCCACCGTGCCGCCCGCCGGGATCGAGGGCAGCACGCCGCTCAGCGCCTCGATACGCGGGCGCTGCAGATCCGCGATCAGCCGATAGCTCTCGCTCGGGACCGTCGTGAAAACGCCCGCCGCATCGACGAGCCGGATCTCGGAGATCGCGCTCACCGGCGAGACCGGCAAGGGCTGCTCCACCGCGCCGCGCCAGGCCGCCAGGCCCAGCATGAAATCGCGCGCCAGAAGCACTTTCGCCGTGCGCCCTTCGATCGCCGCGAGGGCCGCGCGCAGGTAAGCCTCCAGCGCCGCATCCTCTGCTCCCACATCCGCAAACCCGGTGCCCAGCCTCAGATGCGCACGAAACTCCGCGACCGGCAGCGTGCCCGAGGCCACCGTCGTCTCTTCTTTCAACATCATGGATCGTCTCCGAAAAACGCGAGACGACACCCCGGCTCCTCGGGATGCCGTCTGTCATGTCGGGCGCGAGCCCCGCCGCCGCTCGAACGGAGGGAGCAGCTAGGCGACGGCCGTCAGCCCCGCGCCCGCCTCGGAACCGGTCGCCCGGCCCAAGGACCGGAAGGCGCCCGCCCCCCGATCCGGGTCACGCGCCTCAGGCGATCGCGAATTTCAGCAGCTTGATCGCGGCAAAATCGCTGACATCACCGCCCACGCGCTTCGAGGCGTAGAACAGCACATGCGGCTTGGCCGAGAAGGGGTCGCGCAGCACGCGCAGATCCGGACGCTCGGCAACCGTGTAGCCCGCGTCGAAATCGCCGTAAGCGATCGCGAAGCTGTCGGAGGCGATATCGGGCATGTCCTCGGCGATCAGCACCGGGTAGCCCATCAGGCGCGGCGGCTCGCCCGCGGCCAGACCGTCGGTCCACAGGAACCGGCCATCCGCATCCTTCATCTTGCGCACGGCGCCGGCGGTCTTCGAGTTCATCACGAAGCTCGCATTGGCGCGATATTCCGCGTCGAGCGCATAGACCAGATCGACCACGGCATCGGCCGGGTTCGCGCCCGAGAAATCGCCATCCGCACCGGTCGCGACATAACCGAGCGAGCCCCAGTCCCAGGCATCATTGGCCAGTTTCGGATGGGTCAGGAAGCCGGTCGGCTTGTCGATACCGTCACCCGAGATGAAGGCCGCGGCCTCGGCGCGGGCAAATTTCTCCGCGATGCGCTGCGCGAGCCAGCCCTCGACATCGAACGCGCTGTCGTCGAGCAGGCGCTGCGAGGCTTTCGGCATCGCCGAGAGCTCGTGCAGCGGGATCGAGATCCGGTCGATCATCGGCGTCGCGGTCTCGGTCAGCGTCGCGGTCTCGGTCGCCCAACCGGTACCGACATCGGTGCGGTCGACCAGCACGTCATAGGAGGTCGCCTCGACATTCACCACATTGGCGATCTGGCGGATCGAAGCGGTCGCCTTGAGCACCGAACGGATCGTGTCCGAGGTCTGCGGATCGACGAGATAGCCACCCTCGGCCGCAACGGCCGTATTCAGCGCCTTGCCCTCGAGCGAGAGGCCACGCAGCGCGTCGTCATCGCCCGAACGCAGATAGGAGGCAAAGGCCTTGAGATGCGGCGCTTCTTCCGAAGCGGCGGCGGAAAGGGCGGGACGCCCGGCGGTCATGGTCTTGGTCTGCAGCATGGTCAAACGCTCATCTTGTTGTTGCATCTTCACTTCAACTTTGTCGCGGAAGTTTTTGACTTCCTTCACGAACCCGGCCAGCGCGGTCTTCACGTCAGCTGCCGGATCCGGGCCTTCGGACATACCCGCCCCGGCCCGAGCCTTGGTCTCGGTCTTCATCGTCGCTCCATCTCCAATGGGGTCAGAGGCCGGGCCGCGTCAGCGGTCAGCCAGTTCCGCCGCGGCACCGTTCAGCGCCTCGGCCAGATCACGCAGGCTGCTCTCCAGGCTCTCGCCCTTTGCCGCCACCCGCGCTTCGCGAAGCATCGGAAAGGTCACCAGAGACACTTCCCAAAGCTCCAGTTCCGCAAGCAGCCGCTGGCCTTTTGCGTCCTTCTCGGCGGCGATCGTGCGATAGCCGATCGACAGCCCGTCAATCGCCCCCGCCGCGATCAGCGCCGCCGCTTCCTTCGCGCGCGCCACATCGGGCAGCAGCCTGCCCTTGACGTAGAGCCCGCGCGTATCCTCGTAGATCTCGTCCCAGATCCCGATCGGCTGGGCCGGGTCGTGCTGCCAGAGCATCTTGACGTTGCCGCCCCGCGCCCTGAGCCGCTCCAGCCCTTTCGCATAGGCGCCCTTGCACACGATATCGCCGCCCTGATCGGGCAGACCGAAGAGGCTCGCATAGCCTTCGATGATCGTCCCATCGGTGACACGAACCGGCTGCGCCTCGGCAGAGCAGAACTTCAACTCCAAACCGTAATCATCTGTCTTCATGTCATTTTCCTTATCTCGGCCCGATCTCAATCAGGCTGATCACCGCCTGCGTCAGGATCACCGCCACCACGCCGTAAACCGCCATCCAGAGCCGCCGCTCGAGCCGTTCGATCATCCCCTCGATCTTGCCGAGCCGCTGTTCGACCTGGGTGAATTGCAGCTCCATGATCTTCTCGGTCGCCTGCATCCGCTCCTCGTGAACGGCGAAAGGCTCCTTGAGATAGCGCGAACCCGCTGTCGCCATCTCAATCCTCCGCCAGCGGCGGCAGCCCCAGCAGCGCGCGCTTCTCCGCATCGCTCAGAAAGCTCGCCTCGCCGACGCGCTTCCATTGCTGATCGCGCTCCATCGCCAGCGCCGGGATCTGGTCGAGATCGGGCTTCAGGTTCACGCGCTCCCCCGCCCAGACCGACAGCCACCACGCGATATCGGCCGCCACTTTCGTGGCCAACGGCAGCACCGTCAGCCGGTAGAAAGCCCGATGCGCCTCGGCATAGTTCGCGTAGGTCGCATCGCCCGGGATCCCGAGCAGCATCGGCGGCACGCCGAAGGCCACCGCGATTTCGCGGGCGGCGGCGATCTTGGTTTCGTGGAACTCCATATCCGAGGGGCTGAACCCCATCGGCTTCCAGTCGAGCCCGCCTTCGAGCAGCATCGGCCGCCCCGCATTGCGCGCGCCCTGATGATGCGTCTCCATCTCGAAGACGAGCCGGTCATATTGATCGGGCGACAGCGTGCCCTGCCCGTCCGTGCCCTTGTAGACGATCGCGCCCGAGGGCCGCGCGGCATTGTCCAGAAGCGCCTTCGACCAGGCGCTCGCGCTGTTATGCACATCGAGCGCCACCGCCGCCGCCTGCAACGGGCTCAGCCCGTAATGGTCGTCCTGCGGGTGGAAGCTTTTCAGGTGACAGATCGGATCGGGGCTGCCCGTCATGTCGAAGCGATGCTTGCGCCCGGCCACCGTGTAGTCATAGGCCACCGGCCAGCCATCCGCGCCCGGCACGATGCTCATCCGGTCCGAACGCAGCACATGCAGCTCGCGCGGCAGGCCCGGCTCCATCGCCACCGCCTCGAGATAGCCATTGCCCGACAGCAGCATCTGCCCGAACAGCGCCTCGAAGAACTCGCCCTTCCCCTGCGCCGCGTTGGGCCGCGCGATCAGATCCAGCATCGGGTGAATGTCGTAACGCCGCTCCGCATCCTGGCACACCAGCGGCAGCGCGGCGGCGGCTTCCGCGATCAGCTTCACGCAGCGAAACCCGATCGGGTTGCCGGTAAAGCCCTGCCGCGTCAGGCTCGCCGTGTCGCGCGGCGACCAGACGACGCGCCCCGATCCGCTCGCCATCGCGACGATCCGTCCCGTCGCCGAGGCCTTCACCTCCGGCGGGCGCGCGCCTTCAGATTTGCGAAAGATGTTCCAACCCATTCCCGTCTCCTTCTCGCGGCCCCAGATCGAGACCGGCTGGCAAAGAAAAAGGGCCGGAGGTTCGACCTCGGCCCTTGCTCTTGAATTCATCTGTCCCGCGCCGAAGGGCCGCTAAAGCCCCCGCATCTGCGGCCGTCGCCAATGCGCGGCAGGTTCCAGGATCAGTTCGGTGATCGCCCAGACCAGCGCGTCCACGCGATCGGGCGAGCCCCTGCCCTGATAGCCCTGCAACCCCATCCGGCACATCTGATCTTCCAGGAGCCCCAGATCGGCGGATTTGAGATGCGCCACCCGGCCCTGTTCGTAAAGCGCGGCCACGGGTTCGGCCCGCGCGGATTTGCCCCGGCTCGCGCGCAGCGCCTTGAAGGGGATCAGCGGGTCGATCTGGCGCAGCATCGTCTCGATCAGATCACCGCCCTGATTGACCTCAGCCACCAGTTTTTCCGCGCCCCAGCGTTCCATCGCGGCGATCCCGGCCCGCGCCCAGTCGATCGGCTTGCCGCGCGTGCTGGCATCTTCCAACACCACCGCGCGCCAGTCCTGCACCGGGCCCTGGGTCTTCGCGCCGACGACCACGATCCCGCATTCGTCCGACGCTGCCTTGCCACTCACCGACGGATCGAGTGCCACGACGATCCGGTCCAGATCGCCCGCATCTGCCACCCGCGCCGCCTCCAGCATCCGCGTCGTCCAGAGCGCGCCTTCGACATCCTCCAAGAGCACCCCGTCCAGCTCCTGCCGCCCCAGCCGCGTGCCCGCATAGCGCGCCCGGACCTCTTCGAGGAAACTCTCGGCCAGATAGGCCCGGTTCGCCTCGGTCGGGGCATGGGTCACCACGGTCGAGGGGTTGTTCAGGATCATCTTCAGCACGCCCACATTGCGCGGCGTCGTGGTGATCACCTGCTGCGGATGATCGCCCAGCCGCAGCGCGAATTGCAGCATGTCCCAGACCTCCTCGGCCTTCTTCCATTTCGCCAGTTCATCGACCCAGGCGGCATCGAATTGCGGACCGCGAAGCGCCTCGGGCTCATGGGCCGAAAACGCCTGCGCCGTCGCGCCGTTGGGCCAGACGAGCCGTTTGCGCCCCGCCTCCCAATCCGGGCGGCGGTCGGGCGGAGAGCAGGCCAGGATCCCGCTCTCCCCCATCACCATCACGTCGCGGACCTGATCGAAGGTCTCTCCGAGCAGGGCCACGCGCCTTGCCCGGCCGGGGTCGAGCGGTCTGGCGCCTTCCACCATGGAACGCACCCACTCGGCCCCGGCCCGCGTCTTGCCGGCCCCGCGGCCGCCCATGATGACCCAGCTTTTCCAGGCACCTGCGGGCGGCAGCTGATGCGGCAAGGCCCAGAATTCGAAAATCCAGGGCAAGGCCAGCAACGCGTTTTCCTCGAGCCCGTCGAGGAAGGCGTCAACATCCTCCTGCGTTGCGGAGGCGAGCCAGGCGGCGCCCGATTTCAGCTCGGGCGGCGTCGAAATCGAGCGCGACATCGCGCCCGGCGGCAACGCCCGCCAGCTGTCTGCGGAGTTTCTCGACAC